TCAATCGAGTAACTTAACAGTTTCTTTGAGGGTTTCTGTCCATATGTGGGCATACCTGTCCGTCATGTAGGTGCTGGAGTGACCTAGGAGCTTACCCACAATGTGCATGTCGCCCCCTTTGTTTCGCAACCTGGACGCAAATGTGTGACGACACGCATGAAGGCAGGTGTCGGGGTCTTTGTCCATCCCCAAGGCCTTTTTGACCATAGAGAATGCTTTTGTATAACTATTTCCTCGCAGCATGAACGGTCTAGGCCTCCCGGTATTACGGTCCGAAAGAATAGCCGCACCAAGCTCGGATAGAGGCACAGAGCGCTTCCGGGAGGTCTTAGTCATCCCGGCCTCTAGGGTGACTTCCTGGCTGCCTAAATCGATATGGGTTGCATAGGTTATAGCTACGGCCTCCCCTAAGCGCAGCCCGGAGGAGCAAAGAAAGGGAAACAACCACGCCAAATCTAGCATGGCTTCCCCTTGTGCCGTTAGGCAGTAATGAATTATGGCCTCCTCCTCTTCGCTGGAGAAGGTCTTCATGCGCCCTTGAGGTTCAGGGAAAAGGCTAATCCGGGGCGGGAGAGTTAGTAATGTTCTCCAGTCCCTATTTGCTGTTATAAGGAGCGTTTTTAATGCCGCTAGATACCTGTTGACTGTAGCAGGTTGCTTTTTCAAGCCTAACAGGTGTTTTTTGATTAAGGATATCGAAGAGGTGTCTATCTCATCTAAAGATATGTCCCCTAAGATGTCCTTAATGGCTAGAAGGTGCGCTTTTGGGGTATCTGGAGACTTATTGTAAACAAACCTTTCAGCTTGTATTCTGTCAATAGCCCCCGCTAGCTTCATGGAACTTTTTTCTTTAGCAGACTCCTCTAAATCTGCCAAAACTTGTTTCTTTATCTTAGTTTCAAACTCTAGGGCTTCTTGCTCATTGGATGTAGAAGTGGAACCCCTAATTACATGGCCCCGGACCTTAAACTTGTAGTACCAAATACTACCCCTAAGGTGTATCCCCATGGGCTGACCCCCTTTTTTAGGCTGTAAGTTTAGTAGCAATCATTTTTGCTATCTCACTCCCTTTTACAGTAATTTCCAAATCAGTCCTATTACCCCCTTGCGGCGACGAATACTGTTTTATAAGCCCTTTTTCAATGAGCTTTACCACTATGTTATGGGCAGTGGCAGGAGGTAACTTACAATGTGCCCCCAACTCCACCTTCGATAAACGACGAAAAGAAGCTAAGGTAAGGAATGTCAATAGCCCCTTAGTCTCTACACCGCATTGCTCATGGGCAAATTCAAGAGCGCATTTAAATCTGATAATAGCATCCATAATTTGTCCTTTTGTTGCGTGGTGAGGTCTCCCAAATCTGAGAAATTAGAGCATTCATGGTCCCCAGGCCCATCAACGTCTTCCATTTCACCTACTGTCTTAACTGAGATAAACACAGATTCGTTAGTGATTTCCAAGGAATAAACAGTAGGCCTTAGGGTGCATACAGTCATCGGACTAGCTCCTCTGAAATGTTTAGTCAAGAGTTTTTGGAAAGTCCTTTTTCCACTCAACGAAAGTCTTTAGTTCGCATCCCGAATATTACCTGTGCGTAATGACGTCAATGTAATTCTTTTACCCGAAGAATGAAGCGAAAACTTCTATTCTATTATTTATCGACTATGGCCATATTATGCAACTTAGCAATAATTAACTGTTAGAATGATAACTATACTGGCATTACTCCTTATAATGCAAATATCTGCCAATAGAATGCATTACAAAACAACGAGTAATTAAGTCGCTCTAAATTTAAACTCGGTTACACTGTAAAAAGAAAATACTTGAATCTATTACACCCCAGGAATATTCATGTCAGATAACACTCTTATACAAGACATGATTTTTAACATGGATAAAGCAATCGTGAAAAAATCTTTATATAATAGAAACAAAGAAGGAAACTAGACAGGATAGCTAGGAGATTTGCTTGGGGTAACTTAGAAAAGGAAAAGCCCCGGTTGGTTAGGCCAGGGCCTTAAAGAAGAGGAAGGCTTAAGGGAGCTATTTGCAGCCTCGACCGGGCCGCTTATTAGGCTTGTCAGGCGGGAGGGTCAGTCCATAAATGTAAAGACCAGTGCAGACAATGAAAGCCAGCCAAAGGACGCTATTGGCACTCATTTAGCTAACCTCCTGGTCATACTCAAACAATAACCTAGCGATAATACACTAAAAAGGGCCGCTAGGCTGGACTCCTGAAAATAGGCCCCTACCAAGAATCCTACCGACATTTTTTCTAAGTAGTCGGCAATGCGCCTTCGCATACTTCCCCCTTGCTCACTCGTTGGCCAAAGTCAAGCCCTATGTCGTCAATGATGACTATCGTAGCTTTGAACCCCCTCAAAGGCCCTTCAAGTTTGCTATGCGGAACATGCGAAAGCGTCCTTTCAAACGCTTTCTTTCTCTCATGTATGCACCGGAAAAGCCACGGAGGGGCATGGAAAAGCTTGGCGTCATTATCTGCCATCAGAATACCCTCTTTCTTCCCTAAACTTTTCACATAAGCCATTAAGTATCTTCTCTGCCATGTACTCCTTAAAGTACATTGGTAGCCCATTATGTGCTGCAAAGCAGGAATCGGAGACAGCATAAGCGATAGTCTTACCGAAACCATTTCTGCGTATACGAAGCTCCACATAGGTACTAAGGTTTTCCCGATTGTTCCTTATGGCTAACTCAAGGACGTTTAAAGAGACTACCTTATATGAAAGGTCTTCAATAGGGGAGCCTGGAGATATAAAGGAAGGGTTAAGATTCATCTTATGAGGAACCTGGACACACCCCGAGGAAACATCTAGGTTACTTTCCCTGGGCCTCAAGTCTGCCCCGGTGAGATTGCGAACCATATCTAAGACCTTATTAGCCCATTGCTCGGCCCTATTAGCCCTTTCACGGTCCTTTTGGTTTGCATAGGACATAATAGCCTCGTTAGCCCTATAACCCTCTATTTGACGCCCTAGGGCCGCTATACGTGACGCGCCTTTAGGATGTTTGCGATTAATCTTCATGTAAACTACTCCTTTGCATCTTCAAGGTCTGATTCAGCTTCATCAAGACAAGAAACAGCTTGGTCAATAGACTGGAAAGAGGATTCAAGCCTGTATATGGCCTCTTCTACCTTTTCCCCTTTCTCGCTTCCTTGAAGGCCCTCAGGCATGTTATCAAAAGCGTCTTGCTCCTCACACATTAGACCGTCTACCGTCTCAACTAATTCCCTTAAAGAGTCCCGAATGTCCGAAATGGACGCTAAGACCTTATCAATTTGTTTGCGCCTAGTGTTATTCATTGTGAAGACCCCCTATTAGTGTATATCTTCTGCTAATTTATCTAAAAAGCCAGCCACCGCTCGAAGGTTTTTTGCAATTTCATACAATTGTGCGCCTTTAATCTGTTGGTTATATAATCTAGAAAGGTCGCATTTAATGCCATGCACAGCCGCTAAGGCCACATTTAGGTCAAGGTTAATCAATCTATAGTCCATTGCCCTCACCATTTTGTTTTAGTTAAGTATGCTTCTCTACATTCGCACCTTGTTAACGGAGTTGGGCAGAATGTTTATGTATGGTCTAACACACACTAGCACCTGTAGACGTCCCAACCCCACTAACAAAGTACGAATCAAAAGCCTATCCTGTGTTGGTTTCCCGGCTAATGTATGACAAGCACATGCCTGCCATAGTGCCGCCGAGAAGATGACGGCATACAAGAATTTCTATCCTAGTTGATGTATTCGTCACAACAATAATCATCAGACACGGTTACTTCGATATAACATCCATTACCTAAGCCGTTAGGAAGATACTCTGCTAGGCATTTGGCTTGCTTCCGTGTCAAATGATTGCATACCCCCTTAGAACCATTATATATGTTTGTAGGCTCATCATACATAAGGCACGTTTTACAAATTCTTTTGGTCATAATATCCTGCCCTCTTTACCTTCTAGTTAGATATCCGAGAACACCACAATTTCTAATGTAAACATATCGTTAGGGTCTCCGCATGGGATTACCTCTAATATTTTGGCCCTCCCTTCTCCGTCTTTAGAGTTAAATCTTATGCTGTCTCCAATTTGAGGGCACAGACGACAATGACACATTACACTATATACAGGCTTTGGCTTGTAGTTTAAGAGTCTTTGGAAATAACTTCTAGTGTCAATTGAATGAACTGTCCCAGGATGCAAAGCATGGCCCCAAGTAGGCCGCGTGAAATCTATTTCTTTCATGAGAATAATGCTCCTTCTTACACATCCAAGAACACCGCAACACCACCATTAGACAGCCTTTCGGAACTATAACCATCCATGAATAAGTCCCGAGCAAAGGACTCATAGTCAAAGTATCCTCTAAGGTTCTCCGGGATGGCATCAAGCTGGCCAGTGTCATCTAAAAGGTTCTCGGCGTAAGCCCTTTCGCTGTCGTATTCACCTAAAAAGGCTTCTTCATAGTTATCTATGGCCGCTTCAACGCCTACATTCTGAACATACAAGGCAAATGTTTCTCCGTTTCCATCCTCTTCGTGTTCTACAAGGGCATCGGAAATCTTAAGGACATCCTTAATAGCCTCATACTCCGATATGCGGATACCTCCGAGGTCGTAACTATGGATGGCGAACTCTTCGGCAGAAGGATAAGCTAAAGAATATTCCATAAAATCCGGGTCATCTTCCAGGCACTCAGGGCAAGCAAGTGGTGTCTTACTGTTAACGTCTTGGGTCCACTTATGACCACAAGATAGACATTCGCAGTCTCTACGCATGACATTAGGGTACTTGCTTTGCTTAAGCATGGCGTTAATCTCTTGCCATACTTCGGATTCGTCCTTTCCTTCTAACTCGATTGTGACCCCTAATAGGTTGCCGTTGTTGTAATCAGACAGTGACGCAACGTAGATGTTTGGGGATATAGACATGGTAAAGACCCCTCTTAGATATCAAATAGTGTGGCTAAAACAGAAATGCCAAGGAACCCAAGAGGCCACCAGAATGAGATAAAACCACCAACCGTAAGGGTTAACAACGTAAGAACAATGATAACCGGAAGAGGATTTAAAACAGATATCATGGTATGAAGCTCCTTTAAATATTAAAAGGTTTACCAAAAGAACGGGTATGCAAGAATCTCTTCAGCATAAGCAGGCCAGATAATACAAGCCGCTTTACGTGCTGACCTTGGAGTAATCCACGCAAATGATGAGAGGATTTCTAGGATGTGTCTCATTATTGATATACTCCATTTTGAACACGTCTTATAAGCTTACGTTTGGCGTCTTCAACTAACCATACCGAGCCACACCAAAGGTTTATACACATGGCATGTATATAGCTTGATGTTTTGATTGTCTTAAAGCGTGTGCCATTGGTTAGGATTCCAGTTACATGGTATTCAGCCTGAATAGGATAAGATGATGACGACATGCTTATTTCCATCCTCTTGCAAAGTTCTTTGTGTAACCCAATGCCTTCCGTAGTGAGAGAATTTCATAATGGACTTGAATAATCCAAGCGTATTCCCTCCAGTCTCTATGCAAGGCAAACCTATTAAGTCTCTTGCTCGTGAACATTGTAGATACCCCCATTTGCTGTTCTTGAAGTGCTGTTTCTAAGTCCTCCTATGATGAAGGCGCTCTAATCCTATAAACCATGTATATATCCATTTAGTTTGCTCCTTTTGTTGGCTGTTAAACATCTTACCATTTGCCCCACCAAGACTTTTCTTGATGGAGCTTTGATAAGGTGTTGACTCATCCCTGTATAACCCTAAAGGCATTGACTGGTAGCCAGTGTTTCCCTCTAGTGCAGCCTATTTCAAAGAGCTTTCGGAATCTTGAAAGAGCCACTGTGTCTGTCACCTGCTTCGATGAAACCCGTTTTCTTTATCCCGTGGGACTCGGTGGGTTACTCCCGCATTGTTTGTGGTGGCCCGTTGAGAAGAGGTCTACACGTACTTTCTAAGTTTGGTCAAGGTATTTCCCAAGTTTGGTAAAGAAAAAAACAAATAGCGTTAAATGTGTGAGTGATTCGTGCAACTTGAGAGATTCAGGCGAGGATAGAGGCAGCATCCCACGTTTGGACGCATATAAGGAGTGTTAAGGCTAATTTGACATCCCGTGGGCCAGGATAGGTAGGCACTAGATTACTTATCTAATGGATGATGAGGCTATAGGCTGGCTAAGAGCTACCTTGTGACTTTCTAGGGTAGGCACAGAGAGGCATAGAGAGTGCTTGGCAGGCTGGAGACGCAAGGGAAGATGAGGCAGGACGTAAGGAAGGCGCAAAGAATCCCCTACACGTAGGTCATCAGGTGGGCACACGGGGGAACTCCCTCAATCGCCTATCGAGGGTACAGGTTCAGAAATTTGCAATAAAAATATCGAAGGTATCCCCTACTCGCTTACCTTCACGGCCTCAGCAGTACAGGATATCAAGTCCCAACAATTGGTGCTCAAAGAGGTTTCCTCTCGGTTATGGCATTGGATGTTCGTAATGCCGTTGGCTCCAAGCCTGTATGCCTGGAACCGTAGCTGTTCGATAGCCGCAGGCCTTGAGGCTGGCTTATCCCAGGTCTTACTCTTGCACGAGTTGCCCTCAATGACATTCACGACTTCAAAGCTCTTACCAAACAATTGGGAGTTGTTATAAATCTTAACCTTGTCTTGAACCCTAGAGGCTTCCTCAGGGGAAACTTTATCAACATGGACAAAGGGGCCACAGGCAGTAAGGGTAATGACTAGGAACATCCCACCAATCAATCCCATCTTTCTCATCACAACCCCTCTTGTGTAGCTTAAGGCATCCACAGAGATGCCCCTGAGGCTTCGCGTATAGGCCCTAGAATCCATCCTGGCAATCTTTCCTCATCATTCTCCACCTGGATACCTAGAAGCTCTTATTTGACCATCTAGAGGGCAATCTTAAAATATGACCTATCCAGTACTGAGAGGCAAGACATTTCTTTCTTCTTCCTCTCATTAACTCTGCCCTCAAGAGATATCCCAAGAGGACTCCCTTAGGTATCCCTAGAGTATCCTATTATATCTTCTTAGAGATAGAGAATATGAAAGAGAAATATAATAGAATATTCTTAGAGAGATACCTAAAGGAATCCTTAGAGATATCCTCTTAGGATACCTATAAGAATACTATAAGAATCTTATAGGGTAGCAAAGGTCATAATTAATGTCAATGGATTTTAACCCAAACTTTCTTATTCATCGACAACTTCTTGTCATAGGGAGAATAGGTCATAACCTCCCTACCTCCTCGGTAGACAGTCATAGGGCCACTATAGGAGCAATCCTGGGTGAACCTTCTAAGCTCATCATCAAGGAGCTTCTCTTTGAAAGACTCAACACTTTTAAGCTCGTCCTTGGCCATACTCTCAAGCCAATAGGACACAGCCATAGCCAGGGCATCAAGGCGGTCATCATGTTTCAATGCCCCTCTTTCCTTGGTTATCCGTGTAAGCTGATAGAGCATGGAATAGACCGGCGAGGGGGACTCAAGCTCCTTAAGGTCTTTCTTGATGGCCTCCACGTCCAGGATAAGTCTGTGCTGGTTCATGACTGGTTCAAGGGTATCAATGATTCGCCGCTCTTTCTGAGTGGAATGCTTCACTTCTTCTATTGAGCATTTATGGTATTTGCTCAGAACCGGAGTAAAGATTTTAGTGAACATCCCGTCGCCAAAGTTCGACTCAATGATAACGACATTGACCTTATTAGTCTGAGCTATCTTCGCCAAAGTCACTAGGTTGGGGTCCTCATAACCTCCTTTTAGTCCTCCAAAGTCAGGAGCGAACAATTGACCATGCCTTTGCTTAACAACGGAATAGCCAATTTCATCACTACCGCGTCCACTCGGGTCAATACTCATCACAGACCCTTCATACTCGGCTAGGACGTCCTTATTGAAGTACATAGGGCGATAAAACCTATCCCCGCTAAAACCGATACAAGGGAGTTCTTTAATCTGAAGGTCAATAGATGAGGCGTATTGAATGCAAGTAGGACTTGAAAGAGTATTCAAGTTCATGCAAATGAGGTCAGAGGTCTTAAGAGGATACCTCTGAGCATCACTCAAAGACGTATCAAGCATGAACTGAAGGGTAAATCCAGAGCGTCCATAAGAGGCTTCACGCTCGGCTAACTCTCTATCAGAGAAGCGCTTCGGGTCAGTAGGCCTACCATGGAGTGAAGGTTTCTTTACCAAGTCCTCAGCCAAGGTTGGAGCCAAGGCTTCCCCATAGACTTCCATCTTGTCTGCCTCAGGGTATCTAGCAGGCCAAATGCGGGCAACATAGCCGCGCTTCCTCAGTGTGTTATAAACCGACTCTTCGGTCTGAGGGGTTCCCAAATAGGTTATCTTGCCTACATTCGGGACAATGATGGCCTCAAACTCCATGACAGCCTTAAGCAGCTTTTCCCTAAGGTCTTGAGTAATGGAGTTCTGAGCAACCTCGATATCATCCGCAATAACTTCCGTAGCACGGGAGCCGGTAAGCTGGCCAAAGATGCCAACGGATTTGACAGAGGGTGCGTGGGAAGCTCGGGACGGCCGGAAGTCGAAGGCTACTTTGGAGAACCTTTGGTCATTCGAGGGTAAAAGGTGGTTGAGGTAAGGTAGCTCAGTAATGAGCCTTTGGGTGAATATTGAGAAGTCATCCGACCGCCCTTTTGAGGCTGAGACAACCAGAAATTTTTGCTCAGGGTCATTAGCACCTCTCCAACAAACATAGGCTGAGGTAATCCATGACTTCCCTATCCCCCGATATCCCTCAATGATTTTTCGTCTAGGGCCTTCCTGCAACCAATGGGCAATCTCGTATTGCACTTTAGTAGGAGGAGGAAGGCCTAGATGTTTCCAAACAACAAACAGAAACTTTCTAAAGTCCTGTGCGATTTCTTTAGGTAAGATTAATTAAGCTCCTGAAAATCAATGTCTTCCAAGTCTTTCAGGAACTCAGCATTCGGCAACGTATCCTTGAGGGAATCAATGTCCCCCTCTTTGATGAACCGAATAGCATTTGCCAAATCAGCCGACGACGCTTTTCCTTCTTTGATACGTGTGATGAGTTCCTTCAGAATTAAATCCCACAATTGGTCTAGCTGTTCTTTCCGAGTGATAGTCATGCAGGCAGAGTCCTCCTAAATGGCCCATAGAGGAACGAAATAACCTTTCCCATAGAATGTCATAGGAAGGAGTCTAAAAGGCCTCTATGGGCCATTCTCGTGTGTTAAATTAGAAAGGGGGTAATTTCGCAGGAGAGTTCTTAAACCCCCACCAGAGAAGCCCTAAGATTCCCCCGGTGACGGTGGTAATTACTCCGATGAAGAAAGCCCTTTTGATGGCTTGGCGGTCAGCAAGGAGACCCTCTAAGAAAAGATGATGCTGGCAGTGAACCTCGTCAGAGACACCAACAGCCTCAAGGGCACAGACATGCTTTGAAGCTTCTTCCTTAACTACTTCCCTAACAGCTTCCTTTACGATGTTTTTGATATCGACTTCGGTTAACCCCATTACTTCCCAAAGATGTCCTTGAGGCGGGGAAACTTACCCTGGCGAACTCCATTAGCAACGAGCAAAACCATCACAATGAAGAAAATGAGCATAGGGACCAACAAGATGATATTCATAGACTTTTTATCCTATTGTTAAAGTGTTAGTTTAAGGCCAAACAATACCAGATTCGATAGCCGAGACCTCTTCAGGAGTCGTGGCAAGATTGATAGCCTTCTTGGCTGTTAGCCGAGTCTTCTCAATGGCTCTCCCGTAGGTGCGCCATTTCTCGCTTGCCCTAAGGATAGCCGAAGCAACCTCACCAGCAGAATCCGCAGTAATGCCAATCTCGTTGAAGATGTCAGGATACTCGGCTTCGGTCGGCGTGGAGTCTTTGAGAAGGTCAGCCGCCTGAATCTCTTTTTCCTGGTAAGCAGCCATTTGGCCTGCCCCAGGGGTAAGTACTTTCTGGCGGAGGGCTTCGGCGCGGTTGTCTATCCGGCCACAGGAAGCTAATTTGACGGCTTCAAGGTCAACAGGGGCCTCAACCAAAGTAGCCTCTCCAGATTCAAGCAAGGAAAGCATTTCAATGTAATGCCGGTTGCCTTCATCCTTTGGGATTACTTCGCCGTTGGGACCAGTAACACTTGAGTCATTATTGGTGTATATTATCATAATTTTTCCTTATAGTTCCGCATCGGCAATATAGTAAAAATCCCAGGCAGAACCAACACCATTACACTGTATGTTAACAGCAAACCCATTTACGCTGCTAACAATCAAGGCCGCATCCACTAAGTTAGAAGCACTAGAATTGGTATATGACAAGGTTGCCGCTTTTCTTTTTTGAACTAAATACGAATAAGGAGACGACACAAAGGCGTTTGATGTTGCTAATGCGTAAATGTAACAATGTCCCGTTTCAAAAAACCGTTGACAAGCGGCAAGCTCAACTTCAGGTGTCCGGCTGACAAACGGAGTACAAACACTACCCGCTTCAAGCTTAATTTGTGCAATATCAAACGTGCCAGACTGTTGACCAATATTGCTTGTGGTGGTTGCATAGGATGTTCCAGCATCAAACCAGAAATTCAACTGCAAGTGGTCAGTATCTGCCGTGCCTAAAGTTTTACCAAGTATCGACGGAATATCAACAGTAACAACATGTTTGGCCCACGTTGTAGTTATTGCTATCAATTGCGAACCAATGCCAGTAATCGTAGTTGAAGGCGTTCCGCCAGTACCAAAATTTTGATAAAAATCTATAGCAATGTTCTTTGGTGTATCTGCTTTAGCCCAAAACGATAAGGTTGCTTTTTTACCAGACAATGTTGATACCCCTTCTATTCGTTGTCCCTTAACGCAGAAATTACTAGCACCAACAACACTTGTAACTACGGTTCTACTAAAATACTTAGCTGGAGAATCAAAAGAATCTGTTTCACCCAAAGCAAAAACCTGTCTACTATGTGTCTTAGTAGAGCCGTTATTGCTATTAGACCATCTATCATCAGAGCCATAACCATTAGTTGTTTGTGTTAATGCTCTTTGCCAAATATCAAAGTTACCATTAATGATATAATTATCATTTGGAACATTTGACAATTGAGAAGGAGTGACTTGCTTTTTTTGAGTAAGAGTAGCTAGTCCATCTTCCTGTCCAATTTTTAAGGACGCAAGTACATCACTTTCAATGTTTGTTTTTTCCTGTCTGACAGAAGCTAATGTCCCTTGTGCATCAATTGCCTTATGGGCAGCAGCCAGGGCAGACAAGTTTGCATTAGAAGCCATGGTGGCGGCATTTTGAGCGGCACTTACAGCCAATGAAATGTCAGTTCCGGGAAGAGTTTCCACCCACTCCTTAGTCGCAACGTCTTGAGCATCAACAGGGTCAGCCACGTGGGTAATGCGCCTTCCACCAGCATCAACCGTATTCAGAATGGAGTTAAATGCGATGCCATTAGAAGCGTCAGAGGCTTCTTGAACAGAGTACAAGAGCTGTGTCTGCATGGCACTCAAAGTACCTTCAGACAGCATAGAGGCGTTTGTGAATACCCCCATCTTGGTGGAGATATCTGTAAGGCGCTTGACAACTACACGAGAGCCAGCCACAGGAGCAGTTGCTAATTGAACAGTAGCGGAGGTCAACCAAGTATAGCTAACCTCCACTCCAGCAACGTACACGTGTATATGGCTCTTATTAAGATAAGGAGGAGTCCCAAAGTTTTTATTGGAACTATCCCCTTCATATTCTTTATAAGAAAGAGCCATGAAGTGTTTAAAGACTCCTTTTGTTCGTTATATTATTGGTCATCCATAGCCTTTGAAAGGTGTTGGAGATATCCAAATGGATTGCGTACCGCGTCGTTATTCTGGTAAGCCATGGCCTTTTGTTCAAGGCCACTTATGGCTTTGTTTCGGACGTCCTCATTCTCTCCAAGGAATTGGCCCCTAGCAGCGGCCCTGAAGTTATTTACAATCCCCTTAAGGACTTTCGCTTTAGCAAAGTCATCAGGGATGCTCTTATAGCCAGGGTCATTGATAACTTCCGCCAGGGTCTCTTTGACGGGCAGAGTGGAGACGATTTCCCGGAGGCGTTCATATTGGGAAGGTTCAAGTTCAACCACAGGGGCACCTCCCCCAAGATGGATGAACTTTGACATAGGGGAAATGCCAGCGTTGATGTTAACCATTTCCTCCAAGACCTTATCTTTGGTCATTTGAACATCTTGCTCGCGTACCCCAAAGATGTGGCTGGACCTGTCCATGACAGTCCCATAGATAGCGTGGCGCTTCATAGGGAGGTCACCCTTCCCTATGACGTTCTCAATGATAGTCGTAAGGATACCAGCATCCCCTACTACTTCTCTAAGAGAGTCATCGTTATCATAAAGACTTCTCTTTGTCTCATTAAGCCAAGCTAATCCAGAACTCATAGGGACAAGAGTAGTAAGTTTCTTAACGACCATCTTCTTCATGTCCATACGTTCTGGACTGTAGTACAAAGCGGCAATGTCTTTGAGTCCTGTCCCCATCGTCTGATTAACTACAGGGTCAGTCATGAGGAGGATAGCAGAGGACACTAGGGCTTCAGTTCTTTTATCCGCCTGTATCTCGTCCATGTGTTCAACCATGTCCATGTACTGACCACAGGAGGCAGCAAGGCCTAAGAGAATACCAGCAGGCCCCATAGAGTTCAGAGAGTACCAATCCTTGCCGAGCTTGATGGAGTACCCTTGCATACCCGCGTTGGACCAAGCGTCCCTAGACTGAGGAGGAACAAACCCTGTGATGTATCCATTCTGTTGCAGACCAACCGCAGCAGCAAACATGGCGTTCCCTGTAGACAGCCTAGAGAGGGCCTCATAGCGCTGCATCCCACCAGCCGCGATATCCTCTCGAAAGGAACTACTCAGCCGAGTGAGGCCATTCAGAAGAGGGACATCCTTTAGCCCTGGAACTCTTTCAGCAACCGTTCCTGTGAGGACAGACACGAGCTTGAGAGGGGACATTTCATAGGCGTACCGGGCCACGTTCGTCATGACCTTGAGGAACGGCACAGTCATCGCTTTAACGACCATCCCCGAGGCGCTATCCGTCACAGCCCTATCGAGCTTGGCCAGGGTTCCCTCAAGAGGTGTCGTCATGACTTCCCTTTGGGCAAACTTGGTGGCCTCCTCATGGATTTCCCGAGGGACGTTCATTCTCCAAGAGGTCATAAAGTCATGAGCATCAGCAGCCTTAAGGACTCCCGAAGCAATCCTCTCGTTAGCCTCTCTCGCTATCAAGGTATTAAGCCTGGAGTGATAAAGAGGATTGGAGAACAGGGTGTCACCAGCAGCTAGGAGCTTGAAGGGCGTGGTAAGGACGTCCCCCATGGTTAATTTCATGAGGGATTCTTTGGTGTTTTGGTCTTTGACGTTGAGAATGGTGAAGATGTCCGGGAACTTACCAGCCTCGGTCTTTCCGGCTAAGGCAGCATCCCCGGCATTGACGTGCCCATCAAGAAGGGCTTTCCAGAGCTTCCCTACTTCGGGGTTTGTCTTCACTTCCTCAATAGCAGCAACAACACCTTTGTCCCTGTAAGCGGCCATCAAGGAATCAGGCAGGCGGATAGAATCAACAAGACCCTGGCCATAACCATACCAGTGGGACTCAAACTCCCTTAGAGCGGCCCCATAGCCTTTCCCGTTAGCGGCTTCATACCCGAGGGCCATGTGATAAGCCCATTCATTCCTAAGGAGCGTAGAGACGTTCTCAGATATGTTCTTTAACTGTGTAGCAGGTCTCCAAAGCATGTTGGCCTGGAAGTACCCCATAGCGTTATGAAGAGCAGTTCCATTGGCTGACTTCGCTAGGGCCACCTTTGTCTGCATGTCTGAAGATGCACTGAAAGCTCTAATGAGCGTATCAGCATCAATACCCTTGCTGGACATAAGATGCTCAAGTTCAGCCGCCGGTATGTCTCTAAACTCCCCGTGGGTGACAACATCACGGAAGGCATCAAGCTTATAGTTAGTCTGGAAGCCATGGCCTATCTTGGACCAAAGACTTCTAAGGCTAAGTATTTGTTCATTCATCTTGCTAAATTCAAGTAGATGATAAAGAACTTCAGCTTTACCATGAAGGTCATTGATGTTAAGACTTGAAATCTTATCCATTATGGCCTGAGAGTAAGCTTCTGTTTGCTTGGTGAAGGCATAGATTTTAGCTGGAGCATCACCCATAGCCTGAGAAACACTCTTCATTTCCTTGAGACCGAGACCATAGGTACTTGCGAACTGACCGAAAGCCTTTTCGCCTTCCTTCTTAATCTCTTCCTGGGTAAAGCTTTTGGTAGCCTCTGCGTATTGATTCTCATAGAGAACGCCAGCAGCCCTGAAAACCTCGCTAGGAACCTCTCTGTTCGACGAGAGCTTATCCAGCAAGCCTTCCATTGGTTTGATGGCCACTGGCTGAGGAACGCCATTCTTGAGGTCTTCTACAACCTGGAGATAGGCCCCGGCTCCCCCATGTTCGGTTGTGGTCTCCACCACTTGGGCCAGAGGTTTACCTTCATCCCCTAAGATGACCTTGGGTTCCACCTTTGAGACGACAAAGGGTTCACCAGGATTCCGGCCCATGTTCCGGTAATAGTCGGAGGTAACAACCTCATCCTTGTTATAGGCAATGGTCTTGCCCTCCCCCGCGTCCACAAAGATCTTATCTCCATCAACCTTAATAACCTTTGCCTTTTCCCCGGAACCAGGGAGGAGGACATAACCATCCTCCATTGGGGTCTTGTACCCAAAGGCTTCCCCTGGATTTACCGAAGCTTCCTCAGACTTGGCCCCAGGTAACCATAGCTCTTTGGACTGGTCGGATACCTCAGGCATCTTGTTGAAGGCCCCTAAGGTCTCGTCTGCTCCTTTGAAGTCTTCCATCCAATTGGTAGCCCGGATGACAGCTACAGGGTTATCCCCATGCTTCACCCAAAGGGCTTTCTTAACGACTGACAGTGTACTGAACAAAGCATCTACAGCCACGCCCACAGGGATGCCTATGACACCCCCCTCAAGCATAGCCTTAAAGCGTCCTGTCATGGCGTCATCGTTCGGGTCAGTCCGAAGCCAATCAATCAACGTGTTGTTGATATCCAGGTGTTCTTTGAGAAGGTCCGCTAGGTGGCCATCCTTAGAGTCATACAGGGTGAAGTCTGTGACAGCCCCGGCTCCAAGGTTCTCAATCGTAGAGGCTAACCAGGGACCAGCCTTAGACAGCGCCTCAGGAAGCATTTCGCCAAGTCTAGCCCCTACCTCCAGAGCCTTAGCGCCTTTTAATACTCCAGTGAAAGGCAAGCCATATTCAACAACCTTACCAATGACTTGGCCGGCAATTGTGTCAGGCTCATCCACAACATGGGCATTAGGCAGCGTGACAGAGTTTCCACCGGCAGACTGATAGTCTACCCCATCACTTGTGTAAGTGGCAGGCTTGGAGCCGATGGACAGGAAATCAGAGGTTAATCTGTTGACAGAGTTATTGACCTCTTGGATGCCATAAGGAATACCTTTGAGGCCGTCCTTGATGCTAGACCAAATAGGACTCCTCTTGTAGTCAATGTATTTTTCTGCTTTCTCCTCAGGGATGATGCCTTTATCTAAACCGTACTCAACATCCCCAGGGTCCATCTTAAAGAGGTTGTCAGCATACGCCCTTTTAACAAGAGCAGTTGTGGCCTCGTCCTCCGTGATAAGACCCTCTTTGAATCCATTCTGAATGTCGTCGTCACTTATCTTAGTGCCTGTCTTCAGCTTCTCGTAAAGAGCCGCTCGGTCAAGGACAGGAGGAGGCGTAGAAGGATTACCAACAGGAGTAGTAAGAGGAGGTTCTGAATTGTTAGGGATTACAGCGGTAGGGTTAGCTCCGTCCTCATCCATGGAAGTTATAGTATCCACCACAGCTACTTATCACCTACTTTAAGTGCCCTGAGTTTACCTCGGATGCTCGTAGGACTCACATCAACGGCATTACCGTGAATGTCAGTTTCGGTGTTGAGACCATGAGCGGCGTTGCTTTTGCTTTGTCCATACTTAGCCTTAGCGTACTCATAGGCCTCATTTGTCAGCTTATTGAGGGAAGGTAAGTCCATGGTTCCATCAGGATTGTTCTTTGTGAAATCCATGAGGATGGACTTGATGTAGTCCTTTGAGTCATTCTTTATGGACTCAAAGACTTCAGGCTGAGTAGTCAAACGACTTTTCAGAACAATGTCGTGGTCAATCATAGCATCAGAGCTTTTGCTGGCCTGAGCCATAAGGAGCTTATAGGTGCTATTATTCATCGCCCTTTCATTGGCGGCACTAGCTTGGACAGCACGCTTAAACTCATTCTTGTCCAGATATGGAACCTGAGCTAACGCAGCATCCCCTTTGAACTCCCCCCGATTCACCATTTCCTGAGCTTTCAAAATGTCCTCAGGCTTGGTTGTTTGAGCATAGGCGCTGTCATCGGATATCTTATCCACGTAATGCGTAAGGGACTCAGCGTGGCCAAGGGAAAGGTGAATCTTCTGGCCGTTCGCCATAGTGAATCCATTCCTGAGGCCATCATTAACTTTCTCTTGCAGCCCCGCTACCCGAGAGGTGTAATCGTCGTTAGACTCACCCTGGTTCCGCTGAAGTTGTCCTATGAGGTTGGACCCAAAGGAGTCCTTAAAGTCCCGCATGGCCTCCCTGGCCTCAGCCCTGGCCAACCGCGCATCCTGCTCTGCCTTGGTGTTGATATACATCCGAGCAGCACCGAAAGCCTCAGGATGGAGAGATTCAAGTTTGATTCCGTCCTTGTCAGCCACTTGGCCAGCCAGGAGGATATCAGGGTCTTGTTTCTCCTTGGCCATGGTCACGAGACTCTTCACGGCAAACTGAGAAACCTCGCCCTTAGTGAGACCTACGGCGTCCCCTCTATCCTGAGTGATTGTCACAAGGTCTCGAATAGCTTTGGCTTGGTCTTCCGGCCGCATCTTCTGAGCAAACACTGAGTTCATGTCATCCATGAGCGTAGAGCTAAGGGACTCAGTGTTTTTAATCTTATCCCTATTGACGATAGCCGCATTAATCTCATGGTAGCCATTGACCTTTGCTGCAACACCACGCTCATGGAAGCCCATCGTGTAGAACTTATCTTTATCGTTCGCTAGGTATTGACTTTGTAAATCATCAATACCTTTCATGAGGTCTTCTTTGCTCATTACCTGAGAGTTCTTGGTGACGAAATCACGAATAGCAGTATCGTACTTTATTGCGTCAGCTTCACCAGAGAACATAGAGCGCCCTGCCATGTAAGCGTAAGAAGCCCCATCAGGAGCATCCGCACCCTTCATGGCATCGGAGTACCCCACTTCTTTGTCTTCTTTATTCTGTAACTTCTTGACTTCATCGTAGGATGCCATGCCGCTGTTGAAGTCTGTTAAGGCCCTACTAAGCTTGTTAGCATTCTGTGTAGCCGAATCAATGATTGGACCCGCTCTATCTGTCCAGCCGAGCCGGTCCCCACTAGGGACTGTTACGGTTTTCCCTGGACCTGAATAAGTATCCATGGGTCTGGAAACTACGGGTGAGTCTGGAGTTCCATATCTAGTAACATCCCTAGAATCATATTGAAGTTGCTTTAAAGGCGCACTTCCACCTTGCCTCGGCATGTAAAGGTGCCTCCTATTTTAAAATGTTAAACTTTCGTTGCTATCTTAGAAGATGAATAGGTACTCATACCAGTGGAGAAAGACGAACCACCAATCTTTAACGCTTCCACGAAAGGGTTAACATTGGAGTAGGTTTTCACGTTGGCAAGTCGTTGCAGCCCGGTGGTAACAGCGGTATCCTTAATAATCTTACTCTGAAGTCGCATAGTGTCCGAATCATTGAGCCTATCTCGTAGCTTCAGTGAGTTTGCATCCTTTTGTGCCTCAGAGTAGGCGACTTTATCTTGACGCTCTTGTTCAATAAGGGCTTGGTCGTAGGATGTCTGAAAGAGTACATTAGCCTCTCCTGTCTGTTCTGACTGCCCCATAGCTCCTGATTCAGCCGCAGCCACCATCACCTTAGAGCGTTCTCGGAGTCCTTGCCGCAATCTCTCAAAAGACTTAGTGACAGCATCGGAATTAATCTGGTCTTCTTGCTCGTTAAGCAGTTTGTAGTCATTCTCAGCACTCTTCATAGCCGAGTCTTCGGCACGATTCGCTTGCTCCATAGCCCAATAGGATTGCTGGTTAGCGGTCATCGTGTCATTCATACTTTGAAACAGGGCTTGCTGTTGGGCTGTTTCATTGGCTGAATTTACAGCGTCCTGTTGTGCCATAGAAGACATTATCCCCGTTCCGGCACTAAGGAGGGCAGCACCCATGCCAAGGCCCATACTTAGAGTCATCGGTTCACACAATGTTCATAGGCTCCTTGCTCCAATAGAACATAATGAAGTCAACCCCGTTGATGTTATGAACATCATTGGTTAGGAATTTGAATCCAATATGTTCAAGGAAGCGGATAGAGTTTGAGTTTTCGACAGAGACAATATTGCAGAGGATATAGGAAGTCTTTTGAACTTCCTTAAGCCAAGAGTGAGCGTGTTTAAGAGTCAGGGTAGGATTAGCGTTAATCTCATCCGTAGAGAGCATCCATGGGAGCATAACTCCGCTCTCCTCCTTACCTAGACCAAAGATACCCCAAATCTCTCCTTTATTGTTTTCAGCCACAAAGACGCTTGTGGAATTCCCAATGCTCTTTGCTATAATACATCCCATGCTTTCCCCAGGATGAAGCGCTTCAAGCTCCCTAATATCCGTTGATTTAAGCTTCATATCATGGAGCTTGTCATAATCCTTTTGATGATTATATGGACGCACTGTATTGTGAGCGGTCATATAGGCTTACTCCTCCAAGTGTAATCGAACTCGAAAGCCGCACTTTGGAAAGTACAGGGAAGATAGGTTGAATTGAGAATGACTATTTCAAGTTTCTGGTTCTTTCCAAGGAGAAGGAACTTCTGGATACCAGAGCTAATAGCAGCCTCCCCAATAGTGGCATTGCCAATTTGAACGCCAGTAAAGACAGACACAAAGGCATCCCTAAAGGGAGTCTTAACGGATAACTGAAAGTACCCGGTGTCTGCATACCCGAGAGATATGGTTCTCATCTGAAAGTTTGAGGTCAGGTCCGGGGTTTTTGTCTGAGAATCTCTGACGTAGAACTCTGAGAACGCATACCGAAAATGGTAATCTAGTCCAAAGTAATAGGCATCACTTGAGACGTCACCCGGCAGTGAATAAGAACTATCACTTATTTTTGTTAGGAGAGGCGTCTGGTCGAGACCTGAGGTAGGATGCACACAAACCAATGAGCCGGACTCAGTATAGGGTATACTGAATACCGTCTTGTCATGGATTGCGTCATAGACCCCTGCAACCTTACAGAGCCTATCCAGGTGAATCCGAAAATCGAGTGTCCCGGTATTTAGCTTCTTCATATCAATGGCCTCAAGACAGACAACAGAGCCTCTCTTGATGATGATATAAAGGGTAGTATCAATGACGCCCATTCCAAGGATGGTTCCACTAAATAACCACTTAGACCAACAGCTCTGAGGCTTCTCACTACCAGCCCAATAATACTTGTAGACATACAAGGTGGATGGGTCAGCCGAGGTATGCAGAAACATTGTATCCATGTTGTTACATACGGCTAACTTTGTGGTTCCATAGGGGATGTAATTGGGGATATGGGAAGTCACGTCAGCAGCATCGTTAACCAGCGTGTCAGGCTGGACGAAATATTCACGAACACAGGAATAGTTACCTGAGTTATGTGTGAACAATACATTAGTACCAGCGACGGCTATGTTACTTTTTTCATTGAAAGGAAAGTTAGTTACAGGTGTAATCGCTACAGTCTTAGTCGTTAAGATGGTATTGCCAGAACTAAGCATGAACTGTTGGTTGTTTGATATGAGAAACAACTGAGAGTTAAATGGTGCGTAGTCCTCAAGGTTAACCACAGCGTTCGGCAAGGTACTTTGTGCGTCAACATCAATGGGGTCATCATCAAGAACATCCAGAACAGTAGACCTAAAGAGGTTAAAGTATCCGGTAGTTCTGGAGAGAAATGCCCTGGAGCCTGAGAGGAATCCGAGGCGACCCTTGAAGAAGAAGATGTTGTTGATTCCTTGACCTATGAAAGAAGGAGCCGGGTTAGAATAGTCATCCCCTACGAGCCTATTATTCCAGACAATAGGAGCAAAGGTGAACTCATTTAGGGCCGTCCTAACCAGCTTATGAGGCATGGTGGCTCCATCAATGTTCAACTTCAATCCAGGCTTCACCCGCTCTGTCCAAACTACGCCATTGTACTGGACGTAAAACGACGTAAACTTAGAGGTACTATCCCCCCTAATCTCGTAGATGGCGTTGGCAGGGATGTTCTCATATGGGAGCTTTGCAAAAGTCTGTACCTGTCCTGTCTGGACACCCGTATCAAGGGTTGTGCCCATAGCTGTGACTTTTGTCCTATTGACAACAAAGGTATAGTCCGCTATCGTCAAGCACCGAATCTGATTGGTCGGGTCAGTAGTCTTAGCGTAGTCTTTGACAGCTGCATTAGCAGTGAACACAAGAGCATCTGTGAGAGTTCCATATCGAACATTACATTTTACCCCTCCCAGGGTGAAAATCTCAATGGGTTCATCAGGGTCACTTGTGAATGTGTAATTGTACTGCTCAGTATCGTCCCGATTCATGACATGGACGAAACAGTTCTCTCCGGCTTTTGAGGATAGATTGGCAATGTGATTTGTGTTCTGACGCTTGATGAGGCCATCCACGAGGGAGGCGTAAGCATTCTCTTGAGCCTCACACTGGGTATCAAGCCTAATTGGTGCTGGTTGTTGGTTAACTCCATTGTAAAGGCCAGGAATAGCCTTAGAAACTAGAGCCATTTAGACACCCCTACCATTTCGCTATTAGCGGTCTTCTGTTGCGTTTTAGCTTCCTCCATGGCCTATGAGTCATTAAAAGTTCTCTCTTCCATTGTAGGCCATCCTACGAGGTCACTTTTTGAATTACCTCTTTAAAATGTTACTGACAGAGGAAGATGTGCCTAAGTTTAGGTCTTGAGACCTGAGTTCAGTTCGGGAAAAGGCAACAAGAGCATCCCGCTCCTCTTGGTCAGTCATCTTATAGATATCCACGGCACCAATGGTCTTGACAAGATTCTCTCGGGCAGCTTTGATTGTAATGTAGTTGCGGACAGTCTGAGGAAGTTCCTCGAACTCAAGGAAGAAAATGACGTTAACCTGTACGTCACCAGCGAAAGAGTACGTGTGGTTAGCTCTGTCATATAGTCTGGAACCACGCATAACGCCGTCGATTGATGTATCCACAGGGTCAAGCTCAAGGACATTGGAAGGGATTTGAATGGTCCCATCAGCGGCCCTAGCCAGTGTGTACGAATCCTCGGAATTACAATTTAGGCCTTTTGCCTGAATAGCCCTTGAGACCGCTTGGAGACGAACCCTCGCCAAGGAAGCAGCAAGAAACCCAGGGTTATCCAAAGAGTTCACAGGCTGTTCTCCAATCATCTGGAGCATGTCATTGACAGCCTCAAGTTCAGTTGTTGGGGTAAACTCCAATTATCCTCCTATTTGTTATTAGGGTTATTGGGCAGTTTAACGACATACCCAGGTCGGTTATCTATTTATTACGCGGACTTGAACTCGTAACAGCACTCCTGGCGCAGGGTCTTGTGGCCATACGCGTAACGAGCAACCATGAGGGTGCCCTGCCGGCGAATGTCCCAATCCGACTGCACAGACATGTCCATGAGCTTCACCGTGCCAACGGCATCAGGAGTCCACGCAATCGCCTGGGTAGTCGAAGCGTTGACAGCATGGTAGGCCTCGGTCGAGTAGTCGATAGACGGGAGGGTGTTGCAGGGAACAATCGTGAATCCCGCGACCTTCAGAATATTGCCGTCAGCAACGGAACCCTGAGTGCCATAATCCTGGTTGGTCAGAGAGAAGCCATTGGCGTCAACCCAACGGGTCAAGAAATAGTAGGTGGACGGCTTCACGGCCAGAAAGCGCTCTTTGGGGGCGTTCTTGTTGTCAAAGGTAGCAGCAGCCTCGAAGATACGGTCAATCCAGGCGTTAGCCTTGGTATCAGCCGTGGCAGAGACAAGAGCCGCATCAACAATGGACGAACCGGAGTCGCCGCCAGTAACCACGGAACCCATGCGGGCACCAAGGATGATTTCGCGCATGATGTTCAAATCGAAGGCGTTAGCCAGCTTCTCACCCATGATGTTGCTGTAGATGGACCGAACGTCATAATGGTTCATGGCCTCATCAATGTCCGCGATGAACACATGGGACAGCAGCAAGGCATCCACAGTGATGATAACCTCAGCACCCGGCACATTCTGGCCTACGATTTCGGAACCAGGAGTGTGATACTGAGCGGCAGGCATCTTACCGACAACCGGGAAGGAAGCAGACTTGCCGTTGGAAATGGTGCGAACATGATGCTTGTCGAGCGTATAGGCCTTCTGCTCAAATTGAGTAATGACCTCACCAGCAAAGAGCTTGAGGAAAAGAGCTTTGTCATCACCAGCAGAGTTAATCTGACCAATACGATTTGCAGAAGCGTTAGCCATATAGAGTAAATTTTCCTTTTATGTTTAAAGATTGTACTTTCGAGATTTGGTAAATAGAGGGCGCAACAAAAGACGACACCCTTTATAACTGTGCATAAGGTGTCTTTTTAGAGAACTACCGCAGCAGTCCTCTAGGAAGGCTTAGGCTAGTTAAAAGGAGAATGTAGACTTAGAAATCAGAATTTCGGAGACGGGCTTGGACGGTATTTCGGAAGGCCTCATCAGACTTATAACGAGGGTCTCTCATGTCAGTCTTCATTTCAGCCATAGAGCCATACCCGGCAGCGTTCCCAACGGAAGGCGCAGTGCCTTTAATCAGGTTCTTCGGGGGAGACCCGTTAGCATCCGAATAGCTTTGCTTAAGGCCCCGAACGGCCAGCTTGATAGCGGGACTGTTCCCGGTCGTGATGATGTTGTTGAACTCAGTGACTTCCTCAGGGGACAAGCTCTCGGTAGCCCATGAGACAATCTGTTGGTAAGACTCAGGGCCACCAACCACCTCGTAGATTTCGGAGGCCTGTTGAGCGGCAGAAGCCTTAAGCCCGGCGATGTAAGCGTCCACCATCTGAGGAGGAAGACCAAGATTTTCAAGCTCGGTGTAGGAAGCTTTGGACAGGGTGCCCTCAGCAGAGAACTCGGTGGTGTATTTATCCAGTTCGAGTTTGCCCGAAGGAGTCTCTTTGGTTCCGTCCTTAGGGGTCTCATCGACCTTAGGGAGAGCCTCTTCATTAGGTTTCTCTTCCTTAGGAATCTCCAAGCCCACCTCTTTGGGCTTACCCACATCCGACTCAAAGGTTTTGTAGACCTCTTCCAGGCTCTTCCCGTCTTTCGTCAGGAGGTTAATGAGGCCGTCCTTCAGGTCGGTTTCGGTCTTGTACTTCCCGGCCAAAAGGGTCTCTTCCGGGGTGACCGCAACGCCAGTACCAGCTTCAGCCTTGGCAAGCATCTTTTCAACGTGGTCGCCAGACGGTTCCCCGGTAGTGTTTCCCTCAGTGACAAGGGTATTGGCAGGAGCCTCGAAAGTTTCAGTAGGCATCTTTGTTATCCTTTATTGGGTTTGAGCAGACGCTTGTTTAGGGAGAAGGCTGGCCGCATGAGCGTTGACCTGTTGTTGGACAATACCTTTGACAGCCTCTTGAGCTACCCCAGGGATAATCTGTCCAGCCATTCCATTCATTTGTTCATCTTGCTGTTCTTGAGCCATATCCTGAGGAGGCTTAACCAAGCCATCCATGTCAATACCTAAGGATGTCCCGGCCCTGGTAATGAAGCCAGTTACGATGAGGTTTTGAGATAATACCTCAGGACCAAACACCTTAGAAATGACTTCACCAAGTTGCACTAACTTATTGAGGTCATGGCCACGGCCTAATGCTTCAAGCCCTGTAGTGATGACCATATCAACGGAGTCTTTAGGAAGATTAGGTATGCCGCCTGTTCTCTTTAACAGCGCCATTACCCGCATAAGTAAAGGTCGTTGGAACTCTTGGGACAAGATTGAATAGATGCCACCAAGGGCTTCTTCCAACTCAGAGGCCATGTACCGGATTTCCTCAGCAGTGACCCTTTCCGCCTTCCTCTGAACAGAGGAGTTCAAAAGGAATGCTTGGGAAAGCCTTTCTTCAATCCTTATGGCTGCGTCTAGGGCTACCTTCAAGTCATTGTATTTGTCTGACTGAAGTGTAGATACGTCTTCCTTTCTACCAGTTGCAAACCCGAGGTTAGGAGTATCAACCAAGTCCCTAGCGTCAGTTACCCCATTAGGGTTCACAAGGAACAGTAACTTAGCCGCTGCCGCTGTACTCTCAAGGATGGCCTGAGACAGCCCCTCTAGGGCGTTAAGGTCTCCCAGGTACTCATCAACATGACCTCGACCGTAGTCCTCCCCTTCCAGGGCCGACCAGCGAAGGGGAATCCAAGGGCTTTCATCTACAGGGTAGGTGCCGTCACTCCCAGGTACAGGTTTATCTCCAATTTCCTGAATGACGTTCCACTTCTTGTCTTGAAGCCAGCACTTGGTGTAGACTTCGACGTACTTCTCCCCTTCTCCACCTTGAACAGCGGATAAGGCCTGATTTCGTACCTGCTCATCTTCAATAGCCTCAGGGCTTACAAGCTCCTTAGTGATGAGCATAAGGACATTTCCCATAGGGTCACGTCGAACTACATACTGGTTAATCTTATAAACCTTCATGCCTCCTTCTTCAGGGAGGTAGCAAAGAGCATTTCCAGTAGCCACGAGCAGCTTAATAGCCGTGAATGCAGGAACACGGAGAGCCTTTGCTTCAATGTAAGCTTGAATAGCTTTCTCCGTCTGACTCAGCGCGTAGTCTGTCTGTTCAGAACTCAGAGTGACCTTCTTGGCCACGGCATCAGGGATGCTCATTTTAAAGAAGGGAGAGTTAGGAGGCAGGAGAGCCAGGAGGAGCTTTGCGCTTAAGTTATTGACACCCCTGGCACCGAAGCTCTGATAGGGGGTATTGAGCTTGGTGTTCTCGTTGGAGCCTTGAGGAGGCAGAAGACTAGGAATGGTAATAGCAGAGCAATCACGGGCACGTTGAAGAAGTGTTTGTCTTTTGGTGTCTAACGTGGAGAACTCTGATTTTATTGTGGTCTCATTCGACGAGGCTTGTGTAGTAGTTGAGGTTGTTTTCTTCTTTGCCAAAGTTTACTTCTTATCCTCCCATGTTAAGCAGGGACATTTAGGCCCGTAGTACTGGCCACAGGGGTTTTACCAAGTGGAATAATAAACTTCTTAGTACCTTGGAGTCTATCGTTTTGGTCAGTCAGAGCAACTCCAGATTCAAAATCAGAATCTATTGCCGGTGTTAAATCGGCCTTCTTCTGTTTAGCCGCATACTCCGCATCAAGGGCCGCTGTTCTGGCATCCGACTTAGCTTGCTGTTCCTTAGTATAGGCCATTTGCTCTTCAAATTGTCTTTGAGCGGTCTGTTGGGCTTGTTGCTGCAACATAACAGACATCATATTGGATTTAGCGCCACCACCACACACTTAAGGGGTGCCCTCCTTTTGTTTCTTTGTTTTAAGGGATTGAATCAGCATATTGACGACATCCCATTGACCAGCCTTGAAGAGAAGGTCTTCATGGTCCATTCCAGGAGCAAAGATTGGTTGCTTGTAGATAGCTTCAAGCTGGTCAATAAGGTCTGTAGCGAGGACCGGGACAACAATCATCCTAGCAATACTTCTTGTAATTGGAGATTGCTTCCTCAACAGTGCCTTTACCGAGAGGAGTGTTATACCACTTCTTCCAGTATGCAGCCATGCCGGGGACGTCAGACTTAGACGGGATGTTCCCAGGTTTCGTCAGGTAATGAACACGGGCCATGATAATCTGAAGGAGGATATTGCCCCGCATACCGAGGAGACTTTCTTCACCGCACATCGTGATAATCTTGGCCTTGAGGGCAGGCTTGTTATGTTCAAGCCAATCCCAATAGCCCTTAATGGTCACGGGTTCAGCCTGGAAGACTCCAAGGGCCGGGCCACTACCCTGTTGCTTGAGGAACTTCCCTAGGGCAGACTCTTGGGCAGCAGTCAGCATAAGGAGTTCCACAGCATCTTCCGAGTAGAGGTCTACCGACTTCAAAGCGTCAGTAATAAGGTCTCGAAACTGTTTCTTGTCAAAGGACATATTAAAAGGTTCCTCATGAGAGATAGAAGGTTCAATAGAGACACAAGTTATTGTCTCTACATACTCATCACACAGTCAGGCGTCACAGGAGAAGACCAGGGCCAGCAGGACAAGGCCTATGCAGAGTTTCAACATAAAATATTCCCTCTGTTGTTGAGTTTGCGAATAAACTGATTTGAAGAGGAGAGTTTGATTCCGTACTGGATATTGCCATCAGTGGCTAAAGAAGGAGTATGAGGCCCTAACTTGAGGTAATCAACATACCTTATGGCTGGATGATATGCCTTGTTAACAATTGTCATTCCCGTGAATAACCACACCTCTTTTCCACGCACTCTAAACGCCCACAGCATAGATGAAAGCTCATCTTCATTCTGGTCTAAAGGTTCCCCTCCGAAGATGAACACACGAGAAGCAGCACCTTTTAGGATACGGAGTTTTTCAAGGATATTAGGAAGAGCCTCAAGCCAGTCCACTCCGACATTGAAGTCCCAAAGCTCGGGGTTATGACACCTAAAGCAGTGTTCCTTGCATCCAGAAACGTAGACGTCCAAGGAGCCTTTGTACGGACAGAACTCATACCGGGCGATTCGCATAGAACCTCTTCTTATGCTCCTCCTGTCTCTCTTCAGAGAAAGAAGAGACTTTCTTTAGGTAGCCAATGACCCTAGTGGCATAGGTAATGTTGGTGGAACCGCACTTAGGACAGGCCTGAAGAGTCTTCTTGTCGATATGCCCACAGGACTCACAACATGTTGCCTTCACGTTAACCGTCCAGTAATTACAGCCTACCTTAGAAGCTATGCACATGAGTTCGTAGTACATGTCAGCGCTAAGAGACTCATCAAGGTTCAAGTGTAAGGCGGACCCTCCATCAAGATATTCTATGACTTCTCCACCATGGAGAACGAACTTATCATAGACATCAATGGTCTCATCTTCGACTTTGTAGAAGTAGCTGTTGTAGCAATCCCGAGGAACCGCATAGCCCTCCTCTTTGTCCCATTGAGCGAACTTGACCCCAAGGGATTCTCCAGGGACAAGCTCAGTATTAAAGGGTACTTTATGAAACTCAGCCCCCTTTCTGTTGGCTTCAAAGACAGTCTTAAGGATTCTCTTAAGGAACTCCTTATACTCAACATTGTTACCAGGGGTAATCCCGTAGAACTCAGCAGCTTCAACAAGGCCCATCAGGCCAATCGTTGAATACTGTTTGTCCATGTAGATATATCCAGCATCATAAGCCGGGAGCATCTTGGCTTTAAGGAAGTCATCAAGAATAGCCCTGTAGGCCATCTGATAGTGTTGAATCTTGTAGACCTGAGCCAAGAGGTCTTTTCCATCCTGAATCAAACGATTCATGTTAATGGTCATGACGTTGACTGACCCGGTAGCAACACCCCCTGCTCCTAGCGTATAGGAGAACTCAGGTTTTTCCTGAAATGCGTTACGGACACGGCAGCATGACGCCAAAGAGTCGGCAGAGTCAGACTGATAGATAAAGAAGCTGTTTCCCCTGGAGAGTTCCCTGGAGAGCATGAAGGCAAAATCCTTATCAACCGGGGCCTCTTTGTCATGAAGCAAAGCCGCAGTGACAACAGGAAAGGTCAATAAAGACTTCTCCCTCTCCATATTCAGCCAATCAAGGAAATAGCTTTGGAGCCGAGCAACGCTTTCATAGCAAGGTCTGTCATCCGTTCCAGGATAAACAAAGCCCTCAAAGATGGACTCAAAGTAATCCTTATCGAACACACTGAGGTTCCAGAAGACACTTTGGTATCCACGAGCGGCGGCAGGCTGATTTACAGAGTAAACGACTTGCTGAAGGCCAGCATTAAGTTCATTCGTGTGCGTCGTAAGATAGTCAGGGCCAAAGTCCTTACGCGCAAAGTAGTCAAGGTGCATCAGGAACTCGACCGTGGCCACAGCGCCAGCAAATTGGCTTGAGATAGCAAACACCAAGTTGATGAAGCTACCACAATAAGACTCAAAGTGCTTAGGGGCTGCAGACTCTCCTCCTAAGGCGGCCATACCGTTCGTCAGGAAGGGATACATGGAGATAGAGACGCAATATGGATAGATGTTTGTCTCATCGTGGCAGTAGATTTCATGGTCTTCAAGCTGACGTATGTATTCATTGGCCAAACCAAAACCATAAAGCTCAGATAGCTTTGTCCACATTAACTCTCGGTTGACTTGGATGTTAATGTCCTTGTGAAGTTCACTATGCAATGTCGCAATGTTCTTTAAGACCACATTGGCATTAGCATCGAGCTTTGACCCTGAGGCAGCGTTAGAGGCTCCTGTGTAGTCAGTAATGAACGATAACTTCTTTCCTATCTGAGCTTTACTCAGCCTAACCATAGGGGATTTAGCCATTTTCCCTCGGCTTATGTTCCCCACACCAATAGGTGGCGTCACTGACCATGAACGGGGGATACCGGCGGCAGGAACCCGTGGTGGTCTTGGAGCCAAGCCAAAACTTACATGTCAAACACCTATCAGGGTTGGTATCCGGGGTAGGGATTCCAGAGGGTTGGCTGGACTCCTCCTGGGTTGTACTGGCCATGTTGGCAGATTCGGGCGACTCGGGCTTGTCTAAGCGCTTCCGTGCCATTCAGTTCTCTCCTTTCATATTGTTTAACGATGGCATCCCACACAGGGGCCATATCCGGCGATTTAAGAAGCTTTCCATCGGACCCCATGAGGAACTCATCTAAGAGGATAGAAGCCTTCTTAGGGCCTATCTTGGGGCATCCATGGTAGCCATCCGTAGGGTCACCCATGAGGGTTTGCTGAAGGTGGTAATAGCTTCCCTCTTCCGGGGTTACCGTGACCATCTTCCCTTTGTTCCAGTTGAATAGCTGACCAGGAATTTGCTTAAGGTCTTTGTCAATGGATGCTATTATGTACTTCCCAGGGCTTCCCGTAGAGAGTACCCCTAAGACGTCATCAGCCTCGTACCACTTCCATGATACGATATCGTAGTTACTCTCTACGTGGTCTTTGAGGTGCTGAAAGAGATACGGCTTCTCGGTTTCAACACGATTGTGCTTGTAAGTAGGAAGCACAAGGTATCGAAAGTTGAAGTCAGAAGACAGACAAAGCCTACATGAACGGGTCTTGGTCTTTTCCATCAGGAACTCTACAAAGAAGTCTAGTTCCTCTACTGCCCTATCGGCATTGATTACCTCAGATGATGTCTCTGAGTCCCATTCAATTGTTTGATGATGAGGAAAGGCAAACTTGTAAAGGAGGATGTCAGCGTCTACTAGGAGGACTTTATTTGAGGGGCCTTTATGCTTCATCCTCAATTATCCTCGTGTAAACCACATGCTCCGCTTCTCCGAGACGCTTTCCAGCACTTATAAAGGCTGAACTATCAGCATCTTCTTTGCTTCTATATGTGGATGTAGTAATATCTCCACCAGGAAACAGCATCACGTTCACCCACCGTTCAATCGTAATCTCACGGTGAGGGCGAAATTCTGTGTGAAAAATACTAGGTTTCCCCCAGTAAAGGTCGCGTATTCCTCCATAATTAAACCGGCCATCGCGGAACCATTCTCTACCGCTAGCATAAATGTGCGCTCCAGAAACACGCTGGACAACAACAGGACCAAATGCGATAGAATATAGATTGTCACCAACCTGTAGATTATTCAGAGTACAATCTTTATCAGGCATTGTTATTCCCTTTACTATGTTTACGAATTGCAGAGAAAGCATTGCTCATCAAGATAAAGCAGACGCCAGCCACCAGAAATAAAACGAACACCCCAATAGCAGCAATGCCGTATATCTTGATAACGATGGAAATAGCCACGACAACTAGAAGAATGCTGGCCGTGATAACCTTACCAATCCAAGAGTCTGTATATCTTCCATCCTTGTCCACGTAGCACATTATAAGATACCTCCACTCAAAAGAAAGAGAGGCCTAGTAAAATACTAGACCCCTCCATTCAATTCAGTTCGTTTCTTAGAACTTCCCGATAGCCACTGCTTTCTCTCGCATGTCCGGGGGAATCTTGAACATCAAATGGTATCCAGAACCGCAGCTTAACGCTTGTTTCTCGATAAGGTGCATGTGCTCAGGATGTTCAAGGTCGTCGAAATGGTCATACATCCAACGACACAAGGCGTCGAACTGAGCGTCAGAGATAACCGGAGCGTCGAGCTTGTAGTAAAGGTAGGAGTGGACCAGATAGGCTTCAACAGGGTTCAGTCCATCAGCATAGGGGCATTTCTCTTTGGCCTCGTCAGGGACGTAGCATCCGGCGTCAGAATGGGTAGGGCCTCCTTCTCGGCCACATACGCCAGTGTAGCTATTCTCGTAAGGGCAATGACACGAGTAGCACATATATACGGTTCCTCTTTGTGTGTTGATTTAGCGAATGGTCAGACGGTCACCGAACCAGGAAGATATGATGCAGAGCATAGAGGCCTCAGCGGTATCTCCCAGGTGAAGAGTCTCAGGCCAAACCATCTGAGCGATGATGGCCAAAAGGCTCATAATTGTGACCAGTGGGCGGATAACGGCGCGGAGGTCCGTAACCCACCGAGAAGGTGTCCCAATGACGTCCCGGTTGAAGTTCAAGACCTGGGCGGCCATATAGTCGGCCATGCCTTTGATGTAGTCCCCGAGAACTTCGGGCTTGGTCGTGGCCAAGGTGCTCATGGTGGCTTCGGGGGTATCGGATGTGGCCGGAAGGAATTTCTTTTTGATGAAGTCGAAGGCGGCCGGGAAAACGAGACCGCCGAGGGTTCCGATTAAACTAAGCGGGTCCATTTTTCTTTATGGTATCCTTTCTGAGTTCTCTAAGGTCATCAAAGATGAACTCAGGGTAGTTAAGGTTATTGCGTAAGCTCAAAACAAACTCCTGCCATTGAGGAAGCTTATGACTTCCTCTTTGCACCACCATGTTCTTGAGAACCTTGTAATTCGTGGTGATAATGCGTCGCTGAAGGAAGCCCTCAGGGAGGGCCGCCTTAAATGTGTCAAGAGTACAGTCTCCAGCCTTCACGGCTTTCAAAAGGACGTTCATCAGGACTATGGAAATCCAAGGGGTTCCAGGTTCAAATTGGGCCGAAGTGAAGGAATCTGTTCGGCTGAGAGTATGCATGGTGCTTTCGGATTGCTTGGTGGTTCCTACTCGATAGGTGTCAAATTGACTCCACCAGAATCTTGGGGCGTTGATATCCAGCCACACAATCATGGACTCAAGGAACTTGTTGTGGCCTCCGTCTTTATTGGAGAGATTCAAAGCTACTCTGTAGAAGTGGTCAAAATCAAACTTCTGTTGATAGCTTAAAGAGATTCCCAAGAGAGCTTCATGGATGCCTCCTTCAGAGAGGATTTTAACATCCATAATTATTTCTTGTCCTCTTTAGAGCCCTTTGCCCAATTCAGGGCCGCACTAAGGGACGTATCAAGTAGGTCCGTCACCTTATCAACACGCTCCGATGTGGCTATTGCAGGGAAAGCCTTGATAGCTATGAACTCTTCGGTAGATGGCATAAACATACTAATTGCTGTAAAAATTAAACCAACTATCCAAGCTTTAAAGATTTTTTTATTTTTGGTTTGGTGGTCGCTAAACACTTGACCGTCCGATGTAGAGTCATCATTAACAATAAACCAAAGGACTGCTCCAAAAATCAGGAGAAGAAGGCCTACAACTCCGAACAGTGTTTGAAAACTATCCAGCTTCAACAGGATATACATTTCAAAAGGACTAATCATTAGCAACCTCCTCAAGACCAGTGATGATTACTAGGTTGTGACTAAACTTGATGCAGCTTTCCCTGTATTTCCATACACCACGAGCATCCCGTTGCCATTTAAGTTTCCCATTCTCAGAGCCTATAGCTGTCCCAAGAGCAAGAACCCCACTCCTACCCGCAGTCATCGCATAGGCAACACGGTCGCCGGGCTTAACTTCCCTGCCGAATCTATCCAGGAACTTAGACATTAGTGGCCTCCTCTTCGAGTTCTTTGATAAGCAGGTCGATGTAATATCGGGCCTTCAAGAGGTCATCCTTTCCATTCTTGAATTGGTAACGTGTAACGTACTTCACAATGTTACCCTCGCAGAATCCAAGCTTATTCTTGATGGCAAAATCTACAGGCTCGATACCTCTCTCGGCGTAGTGCGAAGGATGTGTTACACCAGCATCCTTAGGAGCATCCCTTTTAGGAGGAAGGCCGAAGATACCTTTTTCATATTCAGAACGAGGCATCCTCACCGTGACCGCCTTCCATTTACAAGACCCGCAAACGTAGGCATTGCATTTTAAATTGAAAAGAGCTTTCTTACCGCAATTCTCACACCGTATGCTTTCCATGCTTACTTCTCCACCATTTCGAGAATAAGAGTTGCGATTTCATCACTCGCCTTATCGTAACTTCCACCGTTCAGAATCTTAGTTGCTACCGCACATACGATGTTTTCAAAAGCGTCATCGTCGTACTTAGGGAATCTTTCAAGAACAGACCCAATATAGAGGATGATGGAACTGACAACACTCTTGGCTTTAGCATTGGAAGAAATCAGGAATGAGGAGCCTAACAGGGATACAAAAAGAGCAGAGCCAAAGGCCACTTTGTTAATGAATGTTTCAGCCCGATTGAACTCTATTAAGAGAATGAGAACATCTTCAAAATAGGACTCAAAAGACTCGTACTGTGTTTCACAAGTTGCTGCCAGCTTTTCAACCATCGTCTCTGTAAGCTTCATATTCCACCTTTCTTATGTTAGTGGGTCTCTGCCCAATTCTGTCCAATCTTGTATTCACCATCCAATGGACACTTGAAATCAAAGAACACCCCGGCATCTATAATAGACTGCCTAGCTGTTTCACCTACGAACCGAGCGGAGGCTATTGGTGTAAGAATCTGGAACTCATCGTGGATGTTAAGAACAAAGTAGAACTCAACACCGGAAGCAATAAGACGGCCATAGCAGATACAAAGGGCCTTCTTCATAACAACCGCTCCGGCTGACTGAAGAAGAGTATTAAGGGCAGCATGTTCGGAACGGACAGGAAGGCGTCTCCCGTCAAGGCCTATGAGGTATCCCCGTTTAGCCGCAGCTTTAACAGCATCAGTTAACTTTCCTAATGCAGGGAGAGCCGTTAGGAAGCGTTTCTTGCCTCTCTTCCCTTCTAATGGACCCTTCCCTAGGATAGCCCCTAGCTTTCCATCGCCAGCGCCGTACATGAAAGCGTAGAACCACGTCTTGGCATCATCACGGGACGCAATACCTAAGGCCCTCATGTTCACAGAGTGAATCTCAGTGCCGTCCTCTTTGCGTCCTTCGACTATGACCTTTGCGTAAGCTCCATCATCGTACCAAGCCATGTAGTGGCCAAGATTCCGAGCCTCAAGGCCAGACGCATCACAGCCCACCATGACGTAACCAGGAGGGGCATAGAATAGCTCTCGGCACTCGATGCCGTATGGAGAGTAGGAGGCAGGGACTTGGCCAAGGTTAGGCTTAGAGTGGGACATCCGGCCGGTGACGCATCCAAGGGTATTCACGTCCCCATGGATTTTTCCATCTTTCGGGTTAAACCAGCGCATCCAGGCTTCTTTCCCATTGCCTAGCTGACCAACACGCTTATCAAGCATGAGGTACTCAGCGATGAGCTTTGCTTCAGGCCATGGGAGAGCCGCTAGAATGGTCTCGTCGATTTTAGGCTCACCGGAGTTATCGGTGTACTCTAAGGGTTTCCATTTCTTGTGCTTCATCAAGACATGGGCGATGTGGTGGCGGGAGGCAGGGTTGAACTCATTCCTTTCTATCTTGGTCATAGGACACCCGGCACGGTAGCCGAAGCGCTTGTTGTCAGCCTTGGGTGTAAACTCTTTGACCTTGGAGTAGAACGGAGGGAATGTAGCCTGAAGCTCTTTTAGAACTTCCTCTTGACGCTGTTTCAATGTTAAGTAGAGGGCTTCGGCCTTCTTGATATCGAAGGGAACCCCGTTAATCGTCTGTTGGAAGATGATTGAGGCTACTTGAAGTTCGATGTTTAAGGACTCATTCGAGGGTTTACCGTTCTCCATCAAGTATTTGTAGAGCTTGGCCAAAACAACGACGTCTTGCTTGCAATAGGTCGTCATTTCAGGAGTCCAGGTAGACCAATCCGATGTCTCTCCAAAGGTTCCTTTGTACTCTCCAATGCGATAGCCCCACGCCTTGAGCTTATGGGAACCTATGAGATTACCAGGGAGGATTCCCTTTCTCCACAGACCGTAGTCAGTGGCTTTGATGTCAGGGTAGCAGAGCCGCCCCATGATAACGGTATCTACGACTTTCCCTTTAGGAGACCACCAGGGAAAAAGCTTCTTCAAGGCTGGAACGTCGAAGGCTATGCCGTAGTGAGCGCAAATGGCCTCGGCTTCGGAAAGCTTTGTCAGTATTGGAGTCAGGTTTTCAGGATGCTCAGGGTCATACACGAGGGAGGTATTTGTAGCGTCGTCGTAGAGGACTATGCAGTGGAGTTTAGTAAGTTCTTCAAGGAGACCATCTGTTTCAATGTCAAAGAAAATCACAAGTTATTGATTTCTCCTTACCCCTTTTTTAAAAGCCGGGGTTATTATGAGTGACAGGTTTATTTCCTTTGCCCTTCTTCTTTCGGGTAGGAAAATACTCATTGTGGTTATCCACTACAGATAGGCGTCCGGTTTCGTGACAGTAACTCAGGGTGTCAGCTACTCCGGTTTTACCGATAGGACGGTTTTTTAATACACGGATGACTGATATGTTAGACTCCTCAGCTTCACCTTGAGAGTCCTCATCGTTATCATCCTGTTGGTCTCTCTCTAGTGCTATAACCATGTCTGAGATTTGCTCTAAAGAAGCACTGCCTCTTAGGTCTGTAAGGGATACTTGGCGACCTTCATTGTAGCTCTTCCCGTCCTTGGGTCTCTTCAAATGGACTACCGCAAGCATTCCTACTCCAGTCCTTTCAACAAGCTGACGTAGAGCAGTCATCAAGCGGTCAAGTGTTTTTCTTTCACTCTCTTCACTTTCAGCCAATCCAGAAACGATGATACTGATATGGTCCAAAATGATGAAGTCAACCTTGCAGGATATGACCATGAATTGAAGCTTTGCCAGTAGAGTGTCTACTTGCAAAGAACCCCAATGGTCATACAACCAGAATCTTCCGGTTCCTACTGTAGCATCGAAGGCTTCTTTTATTTCTTCATTGGTAACACCCTCTCTTGTCAAATGGATGGGCTTGTTCATGCGAATAGAAATGTATCTCTCAGCAGTCCTTTTCTTACTCTCTTCTAAAGCTACGATGCCAATAGAGAGCTTGTGCCGCATCATGAGGTCATACGCTATCTCATTTACAACAGTGCTTTTACCTATCCCTGAGCCGGCCGTGAACATGACTAGCTCACCTTTCCGTAGTCCCATGGTCTTCTCCATGAGTTTAGGATACAGGACAGAATAGCCACTCTGAGGTTCCTTCATGACTTCATCAAGGAGGTCACAACCACTTACAACACCGTCTGGCCTGTACTCTCGGGCCTGAAAGACACACGAGCAAACCGTGCTGGCATCTTTCGCAAGGAGAAGCTCATTAGCATCTTTGAGACCCTGGAAGGACATCACCTTCACTTTCCCAGGGGTGAATAACAGAACAGCGTCTTCTGTTGCTTTTCTTCCTGGTGCATCATCATCAAAGGCCAAGACGATACTTTCGTAACCCTCTAGCCACTCAATGTTTCTTTCGATAGCCGAGCGGGCACTATTACAGCCCGAAGGGATTGAGACGCAGGGCCATTTATTATTGAAGGACTGGCTAATTGACATGCAATCAATTTCACCTTCAGTAACAACTACTCTTGAACCCTTAGCTGGCCAGATATTCTGACCAAACAGTTCAACGTCTTTGGAATCTCCACGCCAAGAGAACTTCTTGTCTTCTCCCCTGAGGTGTTGAGCAACAAGCTGACGTTCTTTAAAGTAGTTGGCGATGTGGACCCAATTACCTTTTTCGTCTTTACCCACATGGTAATTGAACTTGCGGCATGTTTCTTGTGAAATGCCGCGTGCTTTTAATTGAATAGCTTCAGCTTGTAGCAAAGGGATGCCATTACCACTGGAAGCCTTCGCCTTCTTAGGGGTTCCATCTTTTCCTGGGAATGTAACGAGGGTATTGCAGGAGTAGCAGTATTCGTGTCCACTATCGAACTCAGAAAGAGCATCGGACGAGCCACAAAGAGGGCATTCTTTATGTTGGATGAAGTTACCGAACGGGGGCAATTTGTTTTTCGCCATGCTCCTCCTTTTTAAAGAATACCGGAAAGACATGGCCGCAGTCATCTTCACATGTGAACCAAGTAGGCCCTTCTCCAAACACAAAGAGCCTATTGGTCTTGATGTGTTCTAAGGCTTCTTCCTTAGATTGTGTCGAGGGAGTATTCACAGTACGGTCTCCCGGTAAAGCTCATACGTCGCACAGAGCGAATCTTCATGCCTTTGTTTTTGAGAGTGTGAATGACCGCAGCCAGACGGAAAATCTTAGCTTCAGCGATGGCCTTCACAGGGGTCAGAGCAAGGCCACTCAAAAGGTAGTTCCGAACGAACTCTTCCTGAGTAGCGTGACTGGGCTTGAATTGAATTTCACTTTGCTGGCTCATTAATCCACTCCTGAGGTATGGTTTTAGCGGCCCATTTGATGCCGCGAGAATCGGCCCAATCCCTATAGCGTGTCTTAGACCGCTTAGAGAGTGTCGTATTTGGGTTCTGAAAGACGATACGAATGTCAATCTCGGGGTGTTGCTCTTTGAGAAACTCGTGCTTCTGTCTGTCTACAAGAGCAAACATGCCCTTCAATTCGCAAATGATGCCGTTGGACAAAACGACATCCGGGGTATACGTGTGCTTTTTAGCAGGGGTAATGTACGGTATCTTGAAAGGTTCATATTCGTACTTTACCCCAGCAGCGTCCAGCATACCGCACACTTTCTCTTCTAGGCCCGAACGGTAAGCCGCACTACAGTGTCTACGAGGATAAGCCATATTAGAAGGGCACATCCTCGTCGTTAGCTTCTCCACCAGCATCAGGACCGCTTTCGTCAGGCTTGTAGGTGTAGCCATCCGAAGCACCAAAGCCATAGCTCCCACCGTCCCCGCCAGCGTATTCTTCAAGCTGCACGAGCTGGACCGCACGGAGGCGCAAAGAGACGCCGATTTTCTTGGTGCCAGGGGAACTGAAAGGGATGACCGTGGCGGACACCTTGATGAGGGAACCGTTGCCGATGCGCGGAGAAGCCCCCTTAGGGATTGCCTTTCCCGAAGCATCAAAGAGGGCCACAGAGTTTTCTCCCGTGGAGCCATCTTTCTTTTTGTAGGAGGCACGAGTGGTGAACTTGAAGATGAGATTACCGGTTTCGTCTCCGGTCTCCTCATCCAGTTCGTCAGTAAAGGGGTAGCTACGGGCCATCTGCTTCGCCACCGCCGGTTTCAAACCTGGGATAGTTTCATTCCAGATTATTTCGACTTCCTCTTTAAGGATGTCGATGAGTTCACCCGCTTCATCAGCAGGCAGGACCATCTTAGTCGAGTATTCACCTTCGGCTTTGTACTTGGTATCAGGGACAAAAATCTTGCACCACAATGCTGAACCAGCCGGGGTAACGATGTTCAAAAACTTCTGCTTATCAGCCAAAATGTTTCCTATTATAAGTTTAGAGGTCCAAAGTGCGACCAAAGATATCGGCCTGCAAATGCAACGGCACGATAACTCCCTGGTCATCCTCATCAGAAGAGGGACAGTAGTAGGCAACGGCCTCCAACAGGTTCTCTTCAGAGAGGTAGTCATCTTCTTTCGGGGACAAGCTCCCATTATCGAAGTAGCTCATAAGAGCGTCCGGGTTGATTCCATCAGCACTAAGTGCCATGCACATATCCACCGGGAGCGGAACACCTTTACGGTTCAAAGAGAAAGCTTTGAAAATCATGCGTCGAGTATTCAGCTTCATTGTACTATCTCCCAAATTTGGAATATACTAGGCAAAAAAATAGCGTGATTGCAACACACCTTCGATATTGAGCGTCCCCTTTTTGGGCAAATCTGGCAAGATTACACTACTATTCTGCTCAACCTCCTTTTTAAAGTCCATAAGTACGTCCCCACTATACATGTCCACGAACGCCTCCCTAAGGGTAGCATTAAGGGTTTCCACGTCGGATGCGTGGCAGCCATAGGAATCGTGAATCATAGCGAAGTCAGTAAGGCCCCTTTCTTGGGCTTTATTGATTGTGAGAACGCAGTGGGAAGCATCTAATGAGTGAATGAAGTTCGGGGCAATACCGTTAGCTTGTGAGCGGGATGAGATTGTTCCTGTGTCTTCTTTCAATGAGAGCTTCATCGTGCAACCACCAAAGACGGTTTTAATAACCTTCCTTTTGGTTTCCCAATAGCCATGCCAGACTTTGAAACCACTTGGGGTAGTCCATGACAACGGCTCATTGGTCTTAGCAACTATTCTCGCGCATTCTTGTAGCCATGCCATCCCGGTCTTTGCGGATGAGGCCACGGACCCAATGCCCTCGTAAACACGCGTAGCAAGCCATGTAGCGGCTTTTAGCTCCATCCCACCACAATCCATTCCTAACTCTTTGACAACCTCGTGAAGCTGGTCTCCCATGCCATACGAGGTCACCCCATACACAAGGGTCATGACGTTTCTTTTGACGACAGACCGGGTTACCTGTCCCCGCCACCATACAGCCTCTTCATCCGTGGATGAGTCAACCAATTCTGAGACAACCTTAGCCACGTCGGCATAGATGTCTCCAGGCTTATCCTGAGGGATGAGATTGACAGCAGCTCCAGCGATGTCATCCCGGAGAAGCGCTGAGTAATGCTGAAGGCCATTACATGAACCATCCATGGCGACAGGAAGATGAGTCACAAAGGAACTCAGGCCCTCTTTGTGGAGCCTCTCAAGTTCAAAGCAGCAAGCTAAGAACTTAAAGGGGGAATCTACGTCAACCCAAAAACGGTTAGATAGCGGGTCTTGAGCTACAGCAAGAATAACCTCCATGTTCTCTTCAACCAACTTTACACGGTCATCAAAGGGTACTTTATCCACTCCAGCGACGTTAGCAGTGTGAACATACAACCAGTATATTCCAGATTTGGTAAGTTGTTTGCCAACGGAAAACTCCAGTAGACCCTTACCAACATCATCCGATTGAGGATTAACAAAGCTTACGGTCGGGTACATCCTCCCACGCCAGTCAAGGAACCAAGGAAAATAGATTTGAGACTCTTTCCCATACTTTCTGGCAAACTGAAGTTGCATAAAAAAAGCTGACCTCTTTGAGGTTTCCCTTGCCCATGCGTCATGGAGACCTTTGGCCTTTATGCAATAGCTACGAACATCTTCAGGATTAGTAGCCTTAAATTGCTCGTATTCAGCCTTTGAGTCTCCCCAGGGTTTCTGTAAAAGCTCCCTTTCCTGGCTATCAAGTGCCGGTATTCCCGAAAAGCCTCCTCCTAGATTAGTTACTTCCTCCAATACCTGAGCAACCTTAGCGTTAATCTTCCAAGGCGTACTTTGCAGAGCATTGACCGCGCTGTAGACCGCTTCAGGCTTGGCCAGCCAGGATTGTACCTCAGTATGGCGGGTCTTTACGAGACGCTGACGCCCTGAGGCGAAGTTAGTGAGATACCCACCATTTTCGTTGTCAGTCCAAACCCTCGGAGGGACAACCATAGGTGGGTTTATGACGTGACTGAGTTCGCAACGACCATGTTGTTTATTCAGCCAAGATAACACCTCATCGGCCAACACAAGGCCTTTAAATGACTTCCCCCGCTTCGTGTAGTCTACGGCCTTGATAATCCCACTGGACGAAATCAAAAGGTCGATGACGCAAAGGCCAAGGGACAAAAGCTCATCCTCAGTCATGCCTTTAATTTCAAACCGGCGCATATTGGCCTTATAGACCCGAACACGGTGGACAAGAGAATCGAGGTTGGTTCTAGCCTTGATAGCTTTAATAAGCTTAGGCTGGTCCTTTTTGAGCGTCTCGAAGTCGGCATGGAATTTCAAATCACGGGCTAGACCTATTGCGACTGACTGAATAGGGGTAAGCTCCACGGTCTTATTCAGGATATACCGCACAGTAAGAAATGACACTTCCAAAAGATTCAAGTGACTCAAAAACACTCTGACAGGCCGTAACCTATTGGTTCCTTTTTTCTTCTCCTTAACGAATACTTCAATAGCATCCGCCAGAGGTTTAAGACTCTTCTTTAACAACCACATTTCAGGTGCAAAAGACTCTAGGTTAGAGCCTTTCTGACGAGCTTTAAGGAGGGCAGCTTTGTAAGCATTAATGGCTTCTTTAGCCGAGTCTTGCTCTAATGACACTTGCCTATCGTAGTCGTTATCAAAGGCCATACTTGATACCTTCCTCAAGTTTTTAGGAAAGTTAACTTAAAGACTCTTTAGACATCCTCTTTAAGCTGAGAATATCAAAAGAGAGAGTAATAGAGAGTCTTAATAACTAAGACATCTTTATGAGTATTCTCTCTTAATATTATCCTCTTAGAGTAGATGTTAAAGGAGTCCTATAGGATACCTATAAGATTCTTATAGTGCCCCCTACCCCCAAAAAGTCAGTGGGATAGAGGTTGTAAGCAATTTGCCATTTTTTCATGACAGGGAGTGGCTTACGAGACCCAGGCAATAGGAAGCATCAGGGGTCATCCCTGAGAGGCTACGTCTTTGAAGGCTTGGGGTTTCTGTGAAGAGAGTCATGCTCGTCTATCCACCTTTTTAAAAAGAGGGATGAGTCAACACACTTGACCCGCGTACTCGACCCGTAGGCTTTCGGCGGTCTCTTCTCCTAAGGGAGGCCAATTAAATGCCCTTATCCAATGTTTTCAGTTACTTGTACTATGTTTTATACCATATCCAGCCCTTGGTAAGTCGTTTAGTAGCCACGGATGACCGCATAGAGAAAAGCCAAGCAAATCAAATAGCCAAAGCACGTTCCTATCCAGGTTCCTCCTCCAATGAGTCTAGGAAGTAAGAGGAACCCAAAGACCGCCTTTGCCAGTAATCCCTTTAAATTAACCATAAAACGTCCACTCTTTCATGTTTATGAAAAACAATATCCCAATGTTGGGAAATAGTATATAAAAAATATATGGAAATAGAAGGACTTGAAGCACAACGGGGGCACAAAGGGGGACACAATGAACTCCTAGAGGGTGTCACAGAGTACCTTTTAGGCACCCTCTAGGAGAATTTTTCTTAACAATGGCGGAAGCGTATAGGAGTCGAACCTACCTGTGACCTCTCGACCACACACTGGATTTGAAGTCCAGGCGCCACACCGGTGACGAAACGCTTCCAATGGGAAGGCGAGTACTAGCCGCTTTCGATGCGCTTTTCAATCCATGGGGACAGGACTCCGGGCAATTCTCATGGCGCGGCGACACATTTTTCGTTTTCGGAAAATCACCTTGCGGCGCTATGCGGCACAACCGGCGGCGGCAATGACACTCCCCGCGCCCCACTGTCTCAAAAGATTTGCTCTCCTTGAAAAGGCGCCGCGGGTACGTCCTGGCGGCAGGTCTGCCCAAAGGCCGCGCCACGGGGCGGCCTTTGGGCGCGTCATATAAGCATTTCGCTTGAAGCGTCGGCTGTCGATTAGGCCTGCGTCCCGGAGGCCATGGCCCGCACTTTGGAGACGTCCTCGACCAGACGTTCAAGCTCCTGACTGGTGCGATGCACCTGATCGTACACATCCTGAGAGTTGTCGGTCACGTTCATGGCGCACATGTTGATCTCGAAACTGGAGGCGCACTGCTTCTCGGCCCGGTGGGCAATGTCGTCGATTCCCCGTGAGGCGGACACCATGGCTTCGGCTATTGCCGCAAACTTGTCTTCCACGGACAGGACCAGATCAAAGGACGTCTTGATGTCCTGGTTGGTGGCGACCATGGCCGTAACAGCCAGGTTGGAGCAGGCTTCGATGGCCTGTACCGCCTCGTGGACCTCCCTGGTCGCCTGCAGGGTCTTCTCGGCGAGCTTTCGCACCTCGTCGGCCACTACGGCGAAGCCTCTGCCGGATTCTCCGGCCCTGGCCGCCTCGATGGCCGCGTTTAAGGCGAGCAGGTTCGTCTGGTCGGCGATGTCGGAGATAAGGCCCACCACCTTCCCGACGTTCCCGGCCTTTTCCACCAGTTGCGACAAAATGGTCTGCAAATGATCGTAGGAATCCACGACCTTGTGGGTCACGTCCGCGGTTTGCTTGACGGTTCCAACACCCTCGCGCGCCCGGCTCTCCGCACCGGTCGCGGTTTTTGCGGTTTCCGCGGCCATGGTGGCCATCATACGCACGTTGTCGGTCATCTCTTGCATGGCCTGCGCCACTTGCTGCGCCTGGTCCTTGGAGTCGTGCATGGAGCCGACCAGCGAAACCAAGGTGCGGCTGATTTCCCGGGCCAAGGTCTCAAGGGTGGTCGTTCCTTCCTCAATCCTGGCGTTTAACTGTTTGATCGCCGTATTTTGAGACTCGATCCGCAAGGCGTCTCGATGGCGTTCGGTCATGTCCTGAAAAAGACACAGCCAGCAGCCTGCGGCATCCCCTCCACCGATTTCGACCATATCCACCTGGAGCAGGGATTCGCCGCCATCGGGGCGTACGACGCGTAGCCACGGACCGTCCCAAAGCCCGGCGCGCAGGTTTTCCCAGGTCCTTGCACTGGTTCTGGCGCAAAATGCGGCAACGGGGTCCGTCGTTGCCGCCGGGCCGCCCTCGTCCAGGAGCGCGGCCATGGAGTCGTTTTGCCAACTGAGCCTGCCGGAACAGATCACCGTCATGCACGGAAAGGGAAGACGCGCCAGAAGGGTCAAGGCCCGCCCGCGCTCCTCGCGCGCGGCGCACATTTGACGTCCCAGGCATTGCAGCAGGTTATCCGGTTCCTCCGCCGCAGGAAGTGTTTCCTGCGGCAGGAGGGATTGCAGTTCCCTGACGAGCTTCGCCGTCGCTTTACCGCTGGCCGCCAGCCCGGCCAGGATGATCGCGACGCAGACTGCGGCCAGGATGGGGACCGCCACGATCCACGGTCCCCCCAAAAAGCCGATAGCCCCCGTCGTCATGGCCAGCGCCGTGGCGGCCAGCGCCGCATAAAAGGAGATGCGCCTGGACAT